CCACAAAATTACATCTCTCGTCAGAGAAGGTAATAATTTTAAAGGTAAAGCACAATTGCTTTCAACACCTATGGGTAAGATTGCTTCATCATTGATTGATGAGGGAGTTACACTTGGTGTTTCATCTCGTGGTGTTGGATCACTTAGAGAGTCACAAGGTGTTAAATATGTTGGTGAAGATTTTCAGTTAGCAACTGCTGCTGATATCGTTGCCGATCCTTCTGCTCCAGACGCATTTGTGAATGGAATTATGGAAGGAAAAGAATGGGTTTGGGAAGGAGGAACTCTTCGTGAGCAACTCGCATCTCAAACAAAAAGGAGAATAAACACATTAGTTGATCAAAAAAGACTTGAGGAGCACAAACTCCAATTGTTCAATGATTTTTTGATAAATCTTTAAATTATAAATAAATATAGTAAAATTACACTAACAGGTAACGGAGAGTTCTAAAATGTCCAGTGGCACAAAATTACAAGACATGGAAGTAGACGTTAAAGAAAACGCTGTAACTGCCAATGCTAAACCAGCTGAACCATTGGTTAAGCCATCTGGCGCACAGATCGAAGACTTAGGCGGCCCTACTCCAGAAAATTACAAAGTCGATGACGACTCAGCAAAATTAAAGACACCTGGCGTATCCCTTAAACAAGTTAAGGATGTCGTCAATAAAGGTGCAAAATCTGGCGTTAAGTCTGGAGACGTTCAACCAGGAACAAGTTTAAATTCTGGTGACGAAGTAGAGGTCAAGGACGATCAAGAAATCGTTTCCGAAGATCCTGTTAATGAAGAAGAAGTTGTTGCAGAAGACGATCTTAAGAAAAAGGTCGAAGATGCAATTACTGAAGAACCTGAAGCAACCGAAGAAGTTGTTGCCGAAGATTCTAAAGAAGAAGAATTCAGTGTTGACGAAGATGTCGAAGCACTTCTTGCTGGAGAAGAACTTTCCGAAGAGTTCCAAGCAAAAGCAAAGACAATCTTTGAAGCAGCAATTAACTCTAAGGTCTCAGAGATTAAGAAAGACCTAGAAGAGCAACATGCTAAAACACTAGAAGAAGAAATTGATTCTACCAAGGTTAAGTTGACTGAAAGAGTTGACTCATATCTTGAGTATGTAGCCGATGAGTGGTTACAAGAGAATCAACTTTCAGTCGAAGAAGGTCTTAAGACCGAAATGACTGAATCATTCCTTACTGGAATGAAAAACCTATTTGAAGAACATTATGTAACTATCCCTGAAGACAAATATGATGTCCTTGAGAGCATGGTAAATAAACTTGATGAAATGGAAGGAAAACTCAATGAGCAACTTGAAAAGAATGTTGCTCTGAACAAGAGACTAGCAGAATCTACATCCGATGGAATCCTTAGTGACGTTGCAGAAGGTCTTGCAGTTACTCAGAAAGAGAAGCTTGCTTCACTTGCTGAAAGTGTTGAGTTTGATAGTGAAACCGATTACCGTGAGAAACTAGTAACGTTGAGAGAATCTTATTTCCCATCAGCAGCACCTAGTGCTCAAAGAGACAATTCTGAAGTAATTTCAGAAGGTTCTGAGTCACCTGCTCAGACAACTGGCAGTATGGCTACTTACCTAACGACACTTCAGAGAGTCGCTAAGAAGTAATTTCTTATTATAGTTTTATACACTTAAACACTTTTTACTACGAGGTAAATTTCAAATGGAAATGTTCAATGCTGAACAACTCCAAGAGAAGTGGAAACCCCTTCTAGATGCAGATAGTGCTCCCGAAATTAAGGATGCACACCGTAGAATGGTTACCGCAGTTCTCTTAGAGAATCAAGAAAAATTTCAAAATGAGGAAAAGCAATTCCTCTATGAGGCATCACCTACTAACTCAGCTGGTACAGGCGGTTTTGGTGCTGACTCAGCAGCCGCTGGTCCTACTGCAGGTTTCGACCCAGTACTGATCAGTCTAATTCGTCGTTCTATGCCTAACTTGGTCGCTTATGACCTTGCTGGTGTTCAACCAATGAACGGACCTACTGGTTTGATCTTCGCAATGAGATCACGTTATACCAACCAGTCTGGTACAGAGTCATTCTTCGACGAAGCAGATACAACATTCGCAGGTCAGAACAGTGCCGACAGTCTAACTGCTGGTCAAACTGATGCTGCTGCTGGTTTGGGTACTATTACTCAAGCAGGTACTAACCCATCTGCTCTAAACCCAGTTGGTTCTGCTACATCTACCGCTTATAACGTAGGTCAGGCAATGACCAACGCCAATGCTGAAGCATTAGGTGATGGTTCATCCAACCACTTCAACCAGATGGCATTCTCAATCGAGAAGGTCACCGTGACTGCGAAGTCTCGTGCGTTGAAAGCAGAGTACAGTTTAGAATTGGCTCAAGACCTTAAGGCAATCCACGGTCTGAATGCTGAAGCGGAATTGGCAAATATTCTCTCAACAGAGATCCTTGCTGAAATTAACCGTGAAGTTATCAGAACGATCTATAAGATTGCTGAACAGGGTGCTGCTACTAACACTGCTACTGGTGGTACATTTGACCTAGACGTTGACTCCAACGGTAGGTGGTCAGTTGAGAAGTTCAAGGGACTTCTATTCCAGATCGAAAGAGATGCTAACGCTATCGCACAAAGAACTCGTCGTGGAAAGGGTAATATGATCCTTTGCTCTGCTGACGTTGCTTCTGCGCTAACAATGGCAGGTGTTCTGGATTATACTCCTGCACTTAATGCTAACCTTAATGTTGATGACACAGGCAATACATTTGCTGGTGTACTTCAAGGTAAGTATCGTGTATACATCGACCCATATTCTGCAAACGTACAAGACGTACAGTACTACGTTGCTGGATACAAAGGTTCCTCACCTTATGACGCTGGATTGTTCTATTGCCCTTACGTTCCTCTACAGATGGTTCGTGCAGTTGGCGAGAATACCTTCCAACCAAAAATCGGCTTTAAGACTCGCTACGGTATCGTTGCGAACCCATTTGCCGAAGGTGGAACTGCTGGATACGGACGTATCAAGGCTAACGCCAACACATACTACCGTCGTGTACAGGTTAAAAACCTTATGTAAGCGAGTCGCTTATATCTTTACAAAGACTCCTCTTCGAGGGGTCTTTTTTTTATCTAAATAGCTAAATGGAGACCTGTGGGACTAATGGCTAAACTCTGGGCAAATCAAATATCTAATAGAAACTTCTTATCCCCTGTAGGATTTAAGTTTGCTATTTCTAAAATACCAAAGGCAGATTTCTTTGCTAACCAAGCAAATATTCCTGGTATTGATTTGGGATTCGCACTACAACCAAGTTACTTAAAAGATATACCAGTTCCTGGTGATAAGTTAACTTATAGTGATTTTAGTATGAGATTTCTCATTGATGAGAATATGGAAAACTATTTGGAAGTCCATAAATGGTTACGAGGACTAGGTTATCCAGCAGATATTGATGAATTTGCTACATTGAAAAATGAGGATAGATATTTTCCAAGTCCCAATTCAAAGAGTCCATATAATGAATACTCTGATGGAACTTTATACATCTACAATAGTAGTTTCAATGTTAATACTAAGGTACATTTTAAAGATGTATTTCCAGTAAGTCTTTCTCCAGTAGAGTTTGATGCAACTATGACAGATATTGATTATGTTACGGCCGAGGTCGTCTTTAAGTATTCTATATATGATATAGAAGTGATTTAATTTTTTATGAATCTTGATGAAATTCAGTCGTTATGGGATGAGGATTCAAAGTTAGACGCAGACAATCTACATACTGAGTCAACTAGAATACCAGAATTACACGCAAAGTATTATAGGATTTTAAATAGAATTCTTATTCTGAAAAAATCAGAAGAGAATAAATTTAAGATTTTAAAGAAAGAAAAGTGGCAGTATTATACTGGCAAAGCAGATCCTGAAGTCTATGTCGAAACACCTTTTGACCATAAAGTTTTAAGGCAAGATGTAGATAAGTATATGGATGCAGATTTAGATTTAATTAAATTACTCTCTAAAGTAGACTACTATCAAGTAATGATAAGTTATTTGGATAGTATTCTGAAAAATATAAACAATCGTACTTATCAAATTAAGAATGCGATTGAGTGGCAGCAGTTTATTAGGGGATACAGTGACTGATATTATTATAAAAAAGAAGAATGAAGTATATGTAACTGTAAAAGCAGAACCACATATCAATCAGGAATTGACAGATCATTTTACATTTGATGTTCCTGGTGCTAAATTCATGCCACAGTACCGTAGCAAATATTGGGATGGAAAGATTCGTTTGTTTTCTCCTGGTACTGGAGAGATCTATGGTGGTCTTGTAGATAAGATTGCTTCATGGGCAAGAAAGTCACATTATACTGTTGAATTTGAGAATAATGAATATTATGGAACTCCATTTGAAGTTAATGATATCGTATCTCGTGAAGGTGTGAAAGCATATATGAGGAAGATTTCTCGGCACAAGCCAAGAGAATATCAAATAGATGCTGTATATGACGCATTAAAATATAATCGTAAACTTCTTATTTCACCTACTGCATCTGGTAAGTCTTTAATGATATATGCTGTAGTAAGATATTTTGTAGAGACTAAAAAGAAAGTATTATTAGTTGTTCCTACTACATCATTAGTAGAACAGATGTTTAAAGATTTTAAAGACTATGGTTGGAATGCCGAAGAATATTGTCATAGAATATATTCAGGAAGAGAGAAGACAAATGAATTTCCTGTTACTATTACTACTTGGCAATCTATTTACAAATTAAGAAAGACATTCTTTAAAGATTTTGATGTTGCAATTGGTGATGAGGCTCATTTATTTAAGTCAAAATCTCTTGTAAGTATTATGACAAAGATGAATGATGCAAAATATAGATATGGATTTACTGGTACACTAGATGGTTCCCAAACACATAAGTGGGTATTGGAAGGATTATTTGGTCCATCATATAAGGTAACTCAAACTAAAGAACTTATTGATAAAGGACATTTATCAAAACTTCAGATCAGAGTTCTTCTTATGAAGCATGATGAACAAAAGTTTGAGACATATGAAGATGAACTTCAATATATTATTGGACATCAAAAGAGAAATAATTTCATTAAAAACCTAGTCCTAGACTTAAAAGGTAACAGTCTTATTTTGTTTAGTCGGGTTGCCACGCACGGTGAAATATTGTACAATTCTATAAATAGTTCTGTAAATGATGGAAGAAAGGTATTTTATGTACACGGTGGAGTTGAAGCTGAAGAAAGAGAAAAAGTAAGAGAGATTACTGAAAAAGAATCAAATGCTATTATTGTTGCATCTTATGGTACATTCAGTACTGGTATCAATATTAAAAATCTTCATAACGTTATTTTCTCTTCTCCCTCAAAATCGAGAATTAGAAACCTCCAAAGCATTGGAAGAGTTCTTAGAAAGGGAGACAATAAAACGACAGCAATATTATATGACATTGCCGACGACATTACTTATAGATCAAGAAAAAATTACACCCTCAATCATCTAATAGAAAGAATAAAAATCTACAACGAAGAAAAGTTTAATTATGAAATAATACAGGTAAACCTAAAAGAAAATGGATAAAGAAGAATTCCACGCAGTAATAAAATTAGTTTCAGGGGAAGAAATATTCTCTAAGGTTCAACCATGCGAAGAAGAAGATAAGACTATTTTGATTTTGGATTCGCCCGTAACTTTTGAAAATATTACTATACGTCAATCTGGAATACAAGCAGTCCGTATAAACCCTTGGTTAAAAATGACTGATGATCCTGTTTTGGTTATGAATATGGATAATGTTATGACTATGACAGAAATACATGATGAAAATATGATAAACGTATATAATAGATTCTTAAGAGATCAAAATAGAATCAATAATAGAACAAACTTAAATCCCAATATGGGATTTTTATCTTCTATATCTGATGCTAGAATATTTCTAGAAAAGCTTTATAAATCTACTAATAACCCTTCTGAACCCTGACAGAGTTATTTTACATATATTTTGATACCTTGTCAAGCTCAGTGACTCTATGTTATAATATCTATATAACTCATTAAGGAAGACTAATGAAATGGCAAGACGTAAATCAGAACATTATGTAAATAACAAAGAGTTTCTTGAGGCAATTGTTGTCTACCGAAATAAATGTTTTGCAGCAGAAGAGGCAGGAGAACCTAGACCTCGTATAACAAATTATCTTGGGTCTTGTTTCTTAAAGATAGCAACTCATCTTTCTTATAAACCAAATTTTGTTAATTACATGTTCCGAGAGGACATGATTTGTGATGGCATTGAGAATTGTGTTCAGTATATAAAGAATTTTAATCCAGAGAAGTCTTCTAATCCTTTTGCTTATTTTACTCAGATCATTCATTATGCTTTCCTTAGAAGGATTCAGAAGGAGAAACGTCAGATGGATATAAGAGCAAAGATAATTGAAAGATCTGGTTTTGATGAAGTCTTCAGTGCAGATGGTGATTATAATACTTCCGACTATAATACGATTAAGGAGAATATACAAGCTAAACAATATAATTAATGAAAATTGCTTTGATAACCGATACCCATTACGGAGCACGTAAAGGGAGTAAGATCTTTCACGATTATTTTAAGAAATTTTATGATGATATTTTCTTTCCTATATTAGAGGAGAGAAAGATTAAGAATGTCATACACCTTGGAGATTCTTTTGATAATCGTAAGAGTGTAGATTTTTGGGCATTAGATTGGGCGAAGGAGAATGTATATGATAAGTTTAAAGAATTAAAGACAAAGGTTTATACTATAGTAGGTAATCATGATGCATATTATAAGAATACTAATCAAGTAAATGCAATAGATTCGTTGTTAGCTTCATATGATAATATTGTTCGGTTTTCTCGACCAACTGAGATTAAGATAGGGAAGTTTGAAACTTTATTACTTCCTTGGGTATGTCAGGATAATTATGAAGATACTGTTGCTGCTATTAAAAATGCAAAATCAAAGGTGGCATTCGGTCACTTGGAGATGAATGGATTTTCATTATTTCCTGGTCATGTAATGACAACTGCATCTAGTGGATTGGATGTATCTATATTTGATAAACTAGATGTAGTATTTTCTGGTCATTATCATACAAGATCTAATGATGGCAAGTTATTTTATTTGGGTAATCCTTATCAGATGTATTGGAATGATTGTGATGATAAGAGAGGATTCCATATATTCGATACAGTAACTTATGACTTGGAGTTTATAGAAAATCCATATAATATGTTTGAGAAGGTGTATTACGAAGATACAAATTCTAAACTCTTTGATGCAAGATATTTGAAGGATAAGATTGTAAAGGTTATTGTTCGTAAAAAGTCTAAGCAGTTCGAATTTGATAAGTATGTTGATAAGATTAATAAAGCAGGTTGTGCTGATCTTAAGGTAGTAGAGAATTTTGTAATTGATGATGAAGGTGTGGATTTCTCCCAAGATGAATATGAAAATACATTAACACTTTTAAATAAATATATTGAAGATTCTGATTTTGATTTAGATAAAGAAGTAGTGAAAAATATTATGAAAGATGTTTACAGGGAGGCTTGCGAGTTCGAGTAATGTACATTCTTTCTATAAAAGGAAAAGAACAAGAAGGTGCTTATGCCGTTGAGGATCATGACGGTGAGAGAGCATTGTATCTTTTTGAGGAAGAAGATGATGCAGAGAGATATGGTGGATTGTTAGAAGCAGAAGATTACCCACCAATGAGTGTAGTGCATGTAGAGAAAGAGCTTGCAATTGAGACCTGTGAGGTGTATAATTATAGGTACGTTGTCATTAGTAATGATGATTTTGTGATTCCACCGAGAGATGATACTATTCAAGCAGATACGATGGCGTAATTTTCTCTCTACTGGGAATCAATTTACGGAAATTGATCTTACAGAATCACCCACCAGTTTAATAATTGGTACAAATGGTGCTGGTAAGAGTACAATTCTTGATGCTCTTACTTTTGCATTGTTTAATAAACCATTTCGTAAGGTTAATAAGTCACAACTTATCAATACTGTTAATGAGAAGGAATGTGTTGTAGAGATTGAATTTAATATTGGTAAAACAGAGTGGAAAGTAATACGTGGAATAAAACCAAATATATTTGAAATATATAAGGATGGATCTGTATTGAATCAATCTTCTGCAGCTACTGATCAGCAGAAGTGGTTGGAGGAACAAGTATTAAAGTTAAACTATAAGTCTTTTACTCAAATTGTTGTATTGGGTAGTGCATCCTTTGTACCTTTTATGCAATTGACTGCACCAAATCGTAGAGAAGTTATTGAAGATCTTTTAGACATTAAGATATTTTCTGTAATGGGATTGATTCTTAGAGAAAGAATTAGAGGTGCTAATGAAAGATTAAGAGAAATATCTATTCATAAGAATCTTATGGAAGAGAAGATTGATATGCAAAAAAGTTTTATTCAGGAGTTGGAGGAAACTGGTAAAAAGAATCTTAAAGATAAGAAGGATAAGGTTGTCACTTTGTCACTTGAGATTGAGGCATATGAGTCTGAGTTGCAAGAACTAAGTGAAGATTTAGGTGTTATTAATAAAGATGTAGAAATGTTTTCGGGTAGTAATAAAAAGTTAAGAAAGTTGGGTAATTTGAGAGGTAAATTATCTCAGAAGGTATCTACCATTACCAAAGAGCATAAGTTTTTCACAGATCATACGGTTTGTCCTACATGTACACAATCTCTTAATGAAGATTTTCGTATAGATAGAATTAATGATGCTGAAACTAGAGCTAAAAAACTACAACATGGTTTT